CGTAGATCTCGCGGGCGCGGCGCGTGCGCTCGCGTTCGAGTGCAAGCTCGCGCTCGAACGCCTCTCGCTCCAGCAGCCGCTGCATCTCGAGTTCGCGTTCGAAGGCCGCCTGTTCGGCGGCACGCTGGCGTTCCTCTGCCGCGCGTTGGTCGGCGACTTGTTGTGCGTAAGCCTGCTGCTCCAGCTGATGGGCCTCCAGTTGCAGGCGACGCTGGTACGCGCGTTCCTCGCGGCGGGCCTGGATCTCGGCTTGGCGTGCGGCGATCTGCTGTTCGCGCTCGAACGCGCGCTGGCGGCGCGCGGCCTCCAGTTGCGCGGCGCGGTCGGCCTGCGCTTGGCGGTTCGCGCTTTGGTTGCTGGCATACTCGACCGCCCCGCCGACGACGGCGGGGACGACGGACTGAAAACCGGCCATTAATCGTTCACCTTGAGTTCGGTTGTGACGGACAGGAGCGTAAAGGCGAGCGGCGCGTCACCGGCGATCCGCCACAGCGGTTCGACCCCGGCCGGCCGCCAGCCGAGCGCGCGCACGCTCTTGTCGCCGCTGAACGGCGCGACCGGGGCGTCCAGCAGGCCGTCGCCCAGCATCTGGAAGGGGGTCGAGGCGCTGCCGCCGCCCGTATCCACGGCGAGCGCCTGGGTCTCCAGAAGCCGGAAGGTCGCTTCGATCAGTCGGACCTTGATGCCGTGGCCCGTGCCGATGGCGTTGCTGACCAGCGGTGGCAGCGGCTCCACGACATGGCTGTAGTCGAGCCCGGCGACGATCTCGGACGCAGGCGCGTCCAGCTGGATCGCGCCGCCGCTCACGCGGACCGCTGGCTTGACGATCCCGTCGGCGACCACCGAGACGTTGCGTCCTTCGAGGTGATCGAGCCCAGACCAGGTGTCGGTTGGCGGATCGGCCGCTCCGGTCAGCGCCGCATCGAGCTGGATCGCGTCCTCCAGCACCTCCAGGAAGTGCCCGCCATCGCGCTCGACGACGAGGTAGACGTAGGGGTCGATCACCGCGATCGCGCGCGCCTGCCCATCCGTCGTCACGCTGGACCAGGCGGTCACCTTCTCGCTGCGGTACTGGGTGAGAACCGCCAGGCTGCCGTCGCCTTGGACGCAGTACAAAAGACGTTTGGACGGCTGGTAGTCGAGCTCAACGACATCGCTGACCAGGTGCTTGGCAAGCAACGTCAGATCGTCGGTGAGGTAGGCGCCATCGACCTCCGAGTAGTTGAACTCGTTCAGCCGGTCGCCGGTGCGCCCGACGAACACCGTGGCGCCGTCGATCACCTTGGGCGCGGTATAGCGGTCACTGCGCGAGCCCACGCGGGTCTGGCGCTTCACCTGGATGCTGGTCGGCGTCAGCGGATCGCCGGTGACGCGCCACTCCCCGCCGCTGGTGAACACCTGCAGATCGCGCCCGGACAACAGCCCCCGCACGGCGTTCACCTGATCGCTCAGCAGTTCGAAGTCGATCGCCTCGTCGTCCAGCCCGGTGCCGGGATCGAAGTTGAACAGATCGTCCGTCTTCGACAGGAAGATCCGGTTGGGAAGCGTCCGGCCGCCGCCCAGGACGAGCCGGTTCTGATGGAAGGCGGGGATCGCCGGCCAGCCGGTCGCCACCGAATAGGCCGCCTCGGTCCAATCCGCGGTCGGCTCGCCGGACGCCAGGTCGACCTTGATGTCGGCATCCACCTTGCGCGCGTCGACCACGTTGACGATCAGTGCCTCCCCGGCGTGCACGCGCAGCCGGGCCGATTGGTGATCTGCGGTGAAGTGATCGGCGCTCGCCGTAAAGCGGACCGCGGTGCCGGTCGTGGCGGCCGCCGCGAGCGTCACCTCCGGCGCCGCCACCTTGGCGTGCGGCACCATATGACGGGCACCCACCTGGGCGAACTTCATCTGCTCGATCGACCAGATCCCCGCGCCGTCACGCGTGATCAGCCGCGGCACCGAGCTCGGGTGCGTCACGATCAGGGTGTCCGCGCTCTGCACCCAGGCAAGTTCGGGCAGCGTGCCCTGTTGCCAGGGCGCGGCGATGTTGCCGACGATCAGCTGGCCGTCCTGGTAGACGTCCAGGCGGAAGTTGCTGAAGGCCAGCACGTAGACTTGGTGGACCGAGAACTCGAACGGGATCAGCCGCGCCGGCCCCGGCAGTTCCGCCAGGAACTGCAGGCCCGGCCGCCGGGATACGCCGCCGGTTGGGTGCAGCGTCACGTTGGTGAGCTTGCGCGCGCCGTTCTCGTAGGCGCGCAGGTCGCCGCGGCCGAGCAGCAGCGGATCCAATTCGCCGCCGGTGAAGTTGGTCTTGTAGACGTGCTGACGCGTCATCGCCCGCGCGCCTCGATCAGCGGGAAGTCCTCGATCGCCGCGGGCGTCTCCTGCTGCGCGTCGATCTGCCGGGCGCGCTGATAGGCCTGCTCCGCCAGCCGGCCCAGCGCCTCGGCCCGGCTGGTGCTCTCGGTCACCGGCAGGCAGAACTCGGCCGCCAGGCGCGCGACCAGCGCCTGGTCGAAGAACGGCGGGAAGTCGCCCTCGCGCGGGCGGTAGAGGTAGGTCAGCACCAGCTGGTCGACGTCGGCGTGCACGCGGCGCTCGGCGATCCGGTAGGCGATCCCACGCCCGCGCGTCGCCGTGCCGGCGGACAGCGCGCGCAGGAAGTCGGGCGGCAGCTGGAAAGCGTGCGCGAAGTCGGCGACCGGCTGGGCGGCGAGCCGCGGCAGACGCGCCTGCGCGGTGGCGAAGCTCCAGGGGTGCGCGGACAGCAGCGCGTCGCGCAGGCCGCCGTAGAGCGTGCGGCAGACGCGCGCCTCCGGCGTGGTCTCCTGGAAGCTGGCGATCGGCTGGGCGCCCAGCGCGATCAACGCGCGCGCACACAGCTGGACGGCGGAAGACGCCATGAGCGGGGGTCCTTCGGGGCTGGCGGGGATGGATCGCGTGTCGGACCGCGGATGCCGCGGGCACCCTCCTCTCCCTGTCCCTCTCCTCCCAGTGGAGGAGAGGGAACCCACCGAGGCATCTGACGAACTTGCCAAGAGCCGTTTGGGCAGCTCTAGCAGCTCGTCCCCTCGCCTCCATTGGGAGGAGAGGGCGAGGGAGAGGAGGGACCACGGCCCTCGGCGCGAAGCGAAGGCGCGGGACGCTAGTCGGTGTCGCTCGCGCCCACCGCCGTCATGTCGGCGGCGTCGACCACGCCGGCGGCGTTCGACTTGATCACGAACAGGCCGGCACCGGGGGTGCCGTCGGTGTCGACGTTGGCGATCACGATGTCGCCCGCGCGCAGCATCTCCGCGGCGGCGTCGAAATAGCCGGCGGTGTCGACGACCGTGGCGGCGTCGACGGTGGTGTAGTGCCACAGCGTGAAGCCGTTGGCGTAGGCGAGAACGCTCAGGTTGCGTGCCTGGAATGCCATGAAAGGGACCTCCTTTACGCTTCCAGGCAGCGCATGGTGACGACGCCCTCGGCGTCGATCAGGCATGCACCCTGGGACATCATGTTGTTGACGAAGTGCGATGCGCGATCGCCGTGCCAGGAGATGTCGCTGGTCACGTCCGAGCCGGAGGCGTGGCCGACCGCGGTCTTGTGGTACCAGTGGCACTGCCGCACACCGGCGGTCAGGGTCAGTCCGGAATGCGGGATCCACAGCGTACCCAGCCAGCGCTTGGCCTGCGTGCCCTTCCACGGCAGTTCGGCCTCGCCGACGTAGTCGGCGTTGGCGAACTCCTGGATGTCGAGCAGTTCCGACCACTGCTTCCAGCCGATCACCGCGAAGCGGTCGCCGTCGTCGGGCACGTCCGCGCCGCCCAGCATCTCGAAGGCGGTCAGGATCTTGGCCTTGGTCAGGCCGTCGGTGTCGGCGCCGGCGTAGTTGGTGGAGCCGTTCAGCCCGGCCAAGATCAACTCGTCGGTCTTGCGCCCCAGTGCGTAGGCGCCGGCGTTGGCGACCACCATCCGCTCGTCGATGTTGATCTTCAGCTCGTCCAGCTTGTCGACCCAGTCGCCGGCGTAGAAGTCGGCGAGCTGGCATTCGACCGGCGTGTGGTCGAGCGACATCACCGGCACCTTGCCGTGCCGGGCCTTGCTCGAGGCGGCGCCCTTGCCGACCTTCTGGAAGGTGGTGGTGGCGCCCTTGATGTTGGACTTGCTGCGCACCGTCTGGCGCAGCTTGGAGCCCTGGCGCTGGTAGGCCGTGTGCACCTCGCTCTGGAAGTGCTTGATGAAGGCCTGGTCGACCTGTTGGGACATGGTCTGTTTCGTCTCTCTCGTGCGGTTGTCGGGGATGGCTCGACCCGCGCGCCCGGTTGTCGCCTGTCGGGGCGGCCGTGCGCGGGCGGACGCGCGCCGCCGGCCCGCGGTCCCTTGGGGACGGCGCGGGTTGTCGGCGGTCGCGGCAAACGGGGGGACGGAAGGCCGCCGGCGCCGCGCGGCCGGCGGCCGGCCGGGGAGGGAAAACCGGAGCGGCGCGCGGCCTCGCCCCCCGCGAGGGGATCGAGGGCGTGCCGGCGGCCCTCCGTCGTCCGCGGGTTCGCGCCGCAACCCATGGCGGCCGCGACCCCCGCGTCTCTGTCGGTGAGATCTGAGAGCCAGGAGCGAGGAGCGAGGAGGGAGGAGCGAGTCGGGCACGCACTACCGATCCCCCTCCTCGCAAGAAACTACGGCGTCAGCACGGCTTGGGCGAGCACCCGGGGAACGCGATACCACCACTGCGGGTTTCGTCCGACAGGGTCGCGCGAAGCGCGGTGGAAAACTCCACTGGGAGGAGGGGTTAGGGGAGGAGGTTGCCCGCGGCGTCGACAGCGGCGGCTACCTCCTCTCCCTGTCCCTCTCCTCCCAGCGGAGGAGAGGGGACCCGCCGCGACGCCCTGCCGAAATCCTCAGGCAGGGCGGCGCCTCACCCGCCGGCCTGGCCCGGGAACAGGCGCTTGAAGCCGTCCTGCACCTTGGCGATCGTCTGCGGATCGCGCTGGCGCCAGTACTTCGGATCGGCCATCAGGCGCTTCAGGTCGTCCTCGTTCATCTCCGGGGCCGGCGCGCCGACGGCCCCCAGACCGGGCTCGCCATTCGCCATCATGCGGTGCATGGCGAGCACGCCTTCGTAGGTCGTGGACAGCGCGTCGAACACCTCCGCCGGCAGGTTCTTGCGGCCCCAGGCGCCGAGCGCGGCGGCGACCTCGCGCCACTTGTCCGGTCCGCCGAACTGCTCGATCAGCCGTTCCATCTGCCGCTCCGCCTCGAAGTCCCTGGCCATCTCCTCGATCGCCGGCAGCATCCGCTCGGCCGCCAGGTCGTAGACCAGTTGCGCCTGTTCCGGCGTGAAGCCGGCCGCGTGCAGCGCCGCGTTGATGTCCGGATCGGGCTGGATCATCGGATGGGGCGGCTTTACGGGGTAGTCCTCGGGCGTATCCGGCACGCCGATCGCCCGACGGAACGCGCCCGCGGTCTCCGGCGGACTGTCGGGCTGCGGCAATTCGACCATCCGCGCCAGCTTGCGCTCCAATTCCAGGTAGGAGCGCAGCAGTGCCTGCGTGCGCAGCTCACCCGTTTCCGGATCCCGGAACTTCGCCGGGATCTGCGGGCTGTCGGGAATCCGGCTGCGCCCGGTCGGCTGCGGAACGCGGTTGGAAGCGGCCGGCGCTGGCGCGCTAGCGAGCAGGTTATCGGTCATGCGGGTCGGTCTCCGTTCAAGAGGCGAAAAGCGAAGGGCGATCGGTTTCAGGCGCCGGTGCGCCCGCGTCGGATCAAGGCGAGCAGGGTGGCCGCCAGACGGCGCTGACCTTCCAGGTCGCGCAGCGCGGCCTCGCCGGCCTCGGGCGCCAGCACGCGCTCGAAGGTGATCCGGCGCAGGTGGTCGAGCGCGACCGCTCCGTCCGGACCGCTGAAGCAGCGGGCGAAGGCCCGGGCGACCGCCTCGGCGTCCGGTCGGTCGGCCTCCGGCGTGACGCTCACCGGAGGGCGGGCGTGGGCCGG